CCCAAGTTTCTCTGCACACCTACCGGTCTCACTTATTTGTGAGAGCATGTGTAGGAATCCACCTGAGCCGAAGTTTTGTCTTCGGCCTCTGCAAGTACCCGTGGGACCACTCAATGAGTGGGCTCGGTTCTTCTGTGAAGAACTGTAGCACTGCAGAGTCATCATTGGTCGGCGTCTTCTGTGCCTGTGTCAAAAAGACCGGCACGAGGGACTCGTCAATTTGTAAGTTCCCGTTCCACCTCGTTTTACAACGAGATGTGGGACGTACAAATGACTTCAGACCAGTGATACCTGAATCGAAGCCCACGAGAGGTATTACTACCTTTCGAATGGTCGACGCAACCGCTACTGATGTATTAACCAAAAACTTCTTGTAGAAGTTATTGGATGCATCAATAGTACTTGCAATCGATTCAGGATCGTTACCGATCTGTCCTTTCCAATAGGCGGGTGTCACGTCGACACCTCCAAAGGAATCAACTCCGCAAGACTCTCGGAACATTCCGTTCCAATAAGACTTGCTGGTGTTGACCTTGAAGCAAAGAGCTTCAAGGAGCATGATCAGTGACTCCCGGCAGTCAGTGGGGATGATAATATCATCACCAAAGACGGCCACCTTCCCAGCGAGTGTTCTAATACTTCGCTCCGTGACTGGCAACTGTTTCTCAAAGAGAACAGAAGCTAACGCCACAGAAACAAAAATTAGAGACTCAACAGGAAAAGTACAGGCGCTACCCATTGTTGAGAATTTTCTCAACGCGTACACAGAGGGACTAGCATTGCTAATCTTCTGTGTAATAAAATGGGTTCGTGTTGCCTGTAAGGCAAGTAGCAATTCAGGAGAGTTCCTGAAGAGCTGCCCTACGACATGTGGAGTGACCCTGTCAGATGCTGCCGATAAGTCGACAGTAGCTAACTCGCCACTCACCGATCCCTTTTGACAGAGATCTTGATTAAGAGTTTGGTCCAGGAACTGGACAAAACACCCTATCCAAGATTTCTCCGTCCTAGAACGAAAGTAGTGCCAGACATTTTGTTGGCACCACTGATGTTCACTAGGCTCAGCGGCAATAAGCCGTGGCTTAGTAAAGGACTTCGGTACACAGATAAGCCTTGAGGAAGGATTATCTGAGGAGATCTCACGATCTCCCACGTCACAAGCCCAAGAGCTATAACTATGGAAACCATAGTCAGCTATTGGGAACACGTTTTCGAGACGTTCAGACCAGTTTTTCCAACAATATTTGTTGGTCGGTCCAATTGTCTCGGAAACTGCACCTGGGCCGTGCTTAAAGCACCAGTCATCGGGACGATAAGTCCCTAGAGTGGAGCTCAACAGCTTAGACACTTCGTCTAAGGTGTCGAGGAGGGCGATGAGTCTGGCGCTTTTGGCGTCAGAACATCCTTCCCGTGGAGCGCAGACTGTCGATCTACCGAATCCTCGGTAGATCTCGCCTGCTTCCCTTCGGGTCGGATTCGGATGTGTCCAGAAACATTCGGGTTCTGGCAACCGCTCATCAATAGCAAAGAAATCATCAACTTCGTTGATGTTAGCTTCGCTACTACATGGTACACAGACTTTCTTCGCGGCAGACAAAATCTGCCGAACAAAGAATATCGCTGTAACATCATAGTCCTCCTTTAAGCTACCAAGGCTGTCGAAAATGAGTAGATACAGTCCCCTAAGAAACTTAGGGATCGGTGTCCTGTTGGAGTACCTCTTCGATAGAGGTAAACCCGACAGCTTGTACTCACCGTTATCCAGGCACCTATCAAGGTGCTTGCATAACGCAGGGAGGTCGACCAGATAAACTGGAAGGCCTCTCTGCTTGACAGCTTCACGGAGACGCACGAGATCCCTCTCGAACTCGTCACCGAGTGCCGGGAAGGCGTATTTAGCATCTTCGAAAAGAGCATCATACACCTTGCTCAACTCCTGGACATGGCGGTTAGACATAGTGGCTTTCGTCACAAATGTCCCATGCTGCCACAGCCACACACTAGTCACAACAAGCGACTAGTATACAGGACTCACGAACAAACTGGATTTAGCAAAAGCGCATCGCTCCTCATAGAGGGCGTACAGCCAAGGCTAAGATTCCCAGTTCATGAGCTTTGTCAGATGCGCGTTGGACGTGACGATCATAAGATCGGCAATTCCATCCGCGTTCACGAAACCTGTGTCACTCGGCAATTGCTGAATGACAAAGTAAAAGGTTCGCGTGAATTCTGGCACAGCTCCGGCGGCGTAGATCGTTTCAACCAGTTCAAGGTTGTGGCGATCATACGCTACCCCGTTCTTACTCGCCTTTGAATGGCGAATTGTGAGCTTCATCTCATGCGTTGCGTCATTAAAACGAAACACTGAGCCGAAGGCGTCCTGGTTGATCTTAGTAACGACAATATTGCCGGTGCTGAGAGCCAACGTAAGTGTGTCTGCAAACATAGGAGTGTTCCTAGCGTTTCTCGTTTGTGTTACAACCCTAAGCGCGTCCTGCGCCTTGGATTAAGCACATAAAGAGACGCGAGGATCGACCATTTCTTTGGATCAACCAAAGGCTGGGCCGTCGGAGCAAACGGTAAGATAGGAGCGATAGGCCATCGCTGATATCTTGTCCAAAGGGCGTAGGGCATACTAGAAATAGTAGACCAGGTACCCTTTTGCGAGAGCGTGAACGTCGTCTCCGACGTCGTTGTACGCATCAAGCAGGACTTTGTATGGGTGAGGAAAAGTGTGTTATTGTTAGCCTGTATTACAGTGCCAACTTTAGCAAACCAATCCACAAACCAACTCCATGGGAGAACTTCCCATAAAGCGGCCATCGCTTCATATCCTGTGATTCCAAAGGTAAGCCTACGGGCCAGATCGGCCTTTGACTTACCATCGAATGGAATCTGGGATAGTCCAGTGGTATTCCACTGGACTGAGGCCCACGTCTTGGACGTGTACCTCGTGACGCGACTTGCTTTCCAGACTTCCAGGTCACTCTGTAAGAAAGTACTTACAGGTGGTTCCTGAAAAGAGTCTGAACCCATACTACACCGTGTATGAATTGAACGTTTCTGCTGTAGCTGATCAAGCTGACGGTACTTCTTATCGAAGGCTTCCGTAAAATTGATCATCTTATGCAGGTCCGATAGCAAAGGCTTGAGGCCCCAGCGCCAATTAATATGGCCCTGAGCGATCGAGTATAACACTCGATTACCCCAAGATCTTAATGCTAAAGGTATAAGCGTGAAGCTCTTATAGAGCGCACGCAGGTCCAAGGGCACACCTCGCAAGTAGTTATACATGCCAGGCAAGTCCTTCAGCTCGGCCAAAAACGTGGGCACCGAAATGTGTGGTGCCGACGGATTTGTCCTTGCCAGTACGTTCCAAGCCGCTGCGTTCCTCTCCAACAAAGTTGGATTTGGAAATTTCGCAGATGGATCGAACGGGGCGGTAGGCCAATCAATCGGAAAATGGTTGAACTCCTTCTGGAGAACACCACTAAGATTGAAAAGCTTACCGTCCAGGTGAGGCTGAATAACGTATTTGCGGTTCAGATCAAAGGTATTAACCCCATCTCTGTTCCCAACTACGTCTTCACACGTCACCCAGTTGCCTTCAGGGCGGCTAGAGGTCTTGGTTTGAGGACTTCGAATGACCCAGTAATTTGTACCGGTGACATTCGTCCTGTTATCCTGACTTCTATTTCGCGCTGTTGGCATAGGGACCTTTCTACGTTCAAAACCCGACGAGGACCGCGTAAAGCGGAAGCTAAATACACTCTCATAAAGAGGATCTCGCTGATCTGGGAACGACAAGTTCCCA